AAGTTAGCATTTGACAGTTGGCTAAAGTAATGATACTTGAAGAGGCTGATGTGATAGCATTTGTCACAGCAGCAACTACTATAGAATCTACAAGACTTAAAGTTCCAGAAGTTAAAACTGGAGCCACAGTAACAGCGCTTTTAATAATTATATTTGCGCTAGCATTATTTACTGTTGTAAAATTTGGATTACCACCAAAAATAGCAACTAAACCTGCACCAGTAATACTTGCGGAGCCATAGTCACATAAACGAAGAACAGTGTAGTCGGCGTTACTGCTTTTTGTAAGTGTGCCAGAAATCTCACAATTTAAAATATTTACATTTCCTGCACCAGTTGGCGTAGCTATGGTCAGGTTTGTCATCTTTATTCCAGCAATTGTACAACCAGTATTTGTGCTTAATGTTCCAGAAAGTACTATATTACCGCCAATAAGCCCCGGACCAGTTATAGTTGTATATTGAACTGTTATTGATGGATTTTCAGTATAAGTACCGGGATGAACAATAATTGTTTTGCGTTGAGATCCTACTAAAGTTAAAGCCTTGGTAATAGATGCAACTGGATTTAATAAGTCACCATTACCGGTGGTATCATTTCCATCTACTTGGCTAACATGGATTTCGTTATCATAACCGCCATTAAGTAAAGGAATTCCACTAACCGATAACGAAGTAAAACTACCGCTTGGTGCAGTCAGGGTTGCTCCATCAAATATTAGATTAGTTTGGGCGCTAATTCCTGTAGAAGTATTGTCTGATAATAATACCCTATTAGATCCATAGTTTGATATTGATGTAGATGATCCTCCTCCACCACTAGCTGTCGAGTTAATGGTATATGCTCCACTAGTTGAACTAATAGTAATATTACTTCCAGCAGTAATACTCTTTACTGGAAGAAGTCCACTAACAGAACTATTAAAATCACTAATGTTTGAAGCAGAATGGTTGTGGTTGGATAGACTATTCCAAGCAGTAACTCCGTCTCCTACTTTGAGAATTAGATTAGTTAAATCATATCCAGGTTCTCCGCTAGCCAATACTGGATTAGCCGAATTCCACTGGGAGGCTGTGCCTTTCCTCAAAATTATTAGATTATTTACAGCCATCTTGAAATATAGTCCTATTATAGAATGATATATAGGTTATCTTAATTATTAATACACCCGCTGGCAAGATAAGTAATGGTCTTATAATTGGCTATTTTTACCAAGAATTCTTTTTTTGGCTCTATTCAATATATTATCTAAACTCTCTTCTGGTATTCTAGTCTTGAAATAATTATAGGCATCAACCACCATATAATGATCAGGATCTTGACTAATCTCTAACCACCCCACAAAATAATTCCATATTCTATCTTCTAAAACTAAAGGATATTTAACTCCATTAGGACGATTGAATCGATGAACCCACTTGAGTTGTGGAATACATATTGCTTTGCCCCCATTGCGTCTAAACTTTTCATGAATATAGCCTTCTTCTGCACCAAAACCCTTAAAGTGAGGATTAAATCCTGGCCAATTTTTAGTCTCACAAGAAAATAATCCTAGTCCCATCATTTGTATTTCAAAAGGAAGTCCAGACTCATAACCTTCTCTATTAGTATGCCAAGTTCCATACATATCTCCGCGCCACTCTGGAGCAAACTCTGTAGAATAGCTTTCTAAATCATCATTTATTAATGGCCCCTGAATTATATCTTTACAATTTTCATTTTGACTATAATATTCTAATAATTTCTCTAATCCCCCACTAGCTATCAATACATGACAATCCATTGAAATGGTATATTTGCCACTAGCATTAGAGAATATTTCATTTCTAACTGCTGTGCTAGTTTTATCTTTATATGGAATATATTTTCCTTTACCCTTAGTCCATCCAGTTAAAAGATCTTTGACAGCTTGACCGTGAGAACCATCTGGATTGTTATCGATCACTATTAATTCATAATCAATAGATTGAAGGACTGGTTGGTACATTCTTATTGCTTGAAGACTAAAATATACACCATCATAATCATCGTATGTTGCCATACCTATAGTAAGAAGTTTATTATTCATTATTGCGTAAAGTATATAACTATAGCTCCAGGAGATCCATTAGTAGTAGAACTGATAGCATACCCTCCAATCCCCTTAAATCCAGCATCAAGACTTGATCCAGCAAGTGTTACAGCTGCTACTCGTCCTTGGAAATCCAAAACACCACCGGAATTAAATACTCTATTAAAATCTCCACCAGAACCTACTCCATTAGCCGGGGCTGTATCACCAGTAGTACCACCACCCCCACCAGTTGCAGTAATTGTAACCCCATTATAAGTTAGCGTAGTTGTTCCACCGGATGATCCACCAACAGTTCTAGGACCTAATAATCCTGCTGCTCCAATAGAGTATGATATGGTTCCTCCAGTTACAGAATAAGTCTTAACAGATTCTCCACCATATCCACCATCTGATCTTCCGTTACATTCATCTTCATATGCTCCACCACCACCAGCTCCTATAGCCCATACTTTCATGGTGGTAGCTCCAGAAGGAATAGTATAAGAAGTTCCACTAGTTAGTATTATTGCTTTTGGAAAAGGAGCAGCTGTAGTTGTTGTAGTTGTTGTAGTTGTTGTAGTTGGCGCTGGTGTCGTCGTAGTAGTAGTAGTAGTAGTAGTAGTAGTAGTCGTTGTCGGTGCTGGTGTCGTAGTTGTCGTAGGCGCTGGTGTAGTAGTGGTAGTGGTAGTGGTTGAAGATGGAGCTGTTGTGGTGGTGGTAGTTGTAGTGGGAAGCGGAGTTGTGGTAGTTGTCGTTGATACTGGTCCATTACCAACACTATTAGAAGTTACACAACCGGGTTCTGTATCAGATTGTGTTGCATACTTCCAGTATCCGGCGTTGGTATTTCCTGTCCCACCTTTATAATATGCCGCCTTGTACCATTCATTTTCTGTAGGAATACTATATTTGGCGCCAGAATTTCTTGCTACAGAACCGTCGATTTTTCCATTTAATGTATATGCTCCATCTTCCGTAGTGCTATAGTTTTCAATGTTATTACTAGTAGGTTTATTATTATGTAACCAGTTACAGTATCTAGCACAATCATGCCAACTAACCCAATTTACTGGTTTATATCCATAATTATCTTTAACAGTATAGGTGTAATTACCGTCGGTTCCATTCCGTATAATACCTCCTCTTAATCCTGACATATTGGTATTGTATAGACCAAAAGTATCCGAACCAGCTATAGCATTTAAAAATTCTACATATTCGTTATTGGTAATTTCATACTTACCAATATAGTATACATACCCAACATTACCGTATGAAGCGACAGTATCAGCAAAATTATTAGGTTCTCCTACTCCAACAAAATTACCAAAAGAAAAAGGATTATTAAGACTTGCTACTCTAAATCCAACAGATTCACTTTCATATGTAGTAATTACTTCATCTCTATTAGTTGAAGAAGAAAAGCAAAGAACACTAGCATAACTTCCTCCTCTTTGTCCTTTGTTGGCGCTTTCTGTTCCAATCAAATCATTCCACTCTCTAGCATTTCCACACATATCGAATGTTCCGTATGCACTTGGTCCTCCGTTACTACCAACTGTAGTTACATTTCCTATTACTGGATCGTCAAGTTCAGTCCCTCCCCAGTTTGCACAATGATTCCAATTAGCAGTATTATTACCAGCTATAGTATCTGGATTTTTTAAAGAAATAACACAAGTCTTATAATATAATGGAAAATAGACTTCATATCTTCCATAAACATCAGAACCAGTACGAGTATACGGAATCGTATTTGATCCTAAATTTACTGCAATATTAGGAGCATTAGATGAATAAAACGTAATTTGTGCTGTTTTATTTTTGTAAAACTTTGAACTTATTCTGATATTAGTCATTTAAATTAAAATTCCACATATTAATTAAATATTATCTAACTCTTCATCATTTTCTGGAACTGGTTCATTTGCTAATAGCTTACGAGATTTTTTGATAGCTCTCATAACCATTAGTCTAGCAACCATATCTATAAACACAATATTTCTATTTTTAGTTTCTTCTTTGAGCCAAGCAACAATTGTATTAATATTTTCAACACACCAATCATTACCTTTCTCATTCATTTCTAAGGCATGTTTTTTACAAGCGCAATTATCTGATATAGTAAATCCTAAATTTTTAATCATTTTAGCTAAAACTGTACCAGCTCCGTTAGGATCTTCTTCTAGGGTTTTTGGAAATAGTGCTCGTAATGCTGCTGCTGGATCATCTCCCAATAAATAAGAAAACCTATTTTCAGCTTGAGCCTGTGTCCAATCTCCAATAGTATCATATTCATCTCCGGACCAAAGTAAAATAGAAGCAGGTACACCAAGAACATTAACATATAAAGTTTTATTTTTTACATTATCAGTAAATACTAAGTCTAAACTATCTAAAACTAGTGGGGTTGGATTTATTATTTGTCCAATATTATTAGTAAAAGGAGGAGGAGTTATTATAATAGTATTATTTAGTTGCATATTTAGTTCCTTTAATTAAAAGTTGTTATTATATTAAACACAGGAAGAAGAACATTCTGAAGAAGTAGCATATAGAGTGTATCCTTCTGGACAACTTGAAGAATATGTTCCGTAAGTTTTGCACTCATTACAGCTACCATCAACACAATAATAAGAGGTTACTGCCGTAGGACCTTTACTAACGGAACCATCGCTTTGAATAAGGCATGTATCGTTAGTCTCTCCATATTTTTGGTTACATCCTGACTGTTCTGGTAAACATGGACTAAAGGTTAAATTATAGCAGGTGGTGCTGTTGGTGCTTGGACAACCTGCGGGACCAGAAACAAGTGCCCATCCACCACTACCGCCACTTCCATATCTGCCAGTATAACGATATAAGCATGGTGGGGTTGGCGCTGGTGTGGTTGTTGTAGTAGTTGTTGTAGTAGTTGTTGAACCACTAACAGCAATGTCTATAGCCCCCTCTAATCCACCAGGGTCAGAAAGTACTGGCAAAATATCAGAGTATGTAGCATCCCAATCTCCAATATTAGCATTATCTCCTTCTCCATTTTCTCCAAGATTTTGTAAATTATCAAAAATATTACTGTTTTGAGTAAAGTTTTCTGTTGCAATTGTTAAGAAACTGGCCTCATTTTCTGATAATATTAATTCTTCTGATACTGCTTGAATACTAATACCAGTTTCAAAACTACTTCTAGTTAAACCATAAGGAGCTAATGCTTTTCCAAAACCATCCCATAATGCTCCGTCTCCACCATTCCATAAAGTTCCGTTGCTACTAGCTACTCTTTTAAGTATAGGAACTATAGCACCACCAAGTTTAACTACATTATTAATATCAGACCAGCTAATTTCAAAATTAAGATAAGCATTATTTCCAGATCCAATTTTTAAGATTTTTATATTCACTGGCCCAGCAGTAAATTTAATTGTATTATTATATGTTGTAGAAGTTCCGTTATAAATCACTCTAACATTACTAACAACTTTAGCGGTGCCATAGGCCTTATTTGTATAAAGAACTTTTATAGTATTTGTTGAAGTTTGTAAATCTAATAGGATAAGTTCATTATTTCCTGCGGTTCCTGGTTTATTATCTCCCCATTGTGCTATAGTTTTAGTAATTACTCTATTTTTAGAATCTAAAGAACTAGTAGTAATATACATATGAGGATCTCCCCAGCCTCCTACTGTCATTGACGACAAGGTTGATAGCGGAGGAGATATCGGTTGCGGGGGCTTTGTCTTGGGTCGCCCATTAACTATAAAAAATTTACCGTTTTTCATTAACAACCTTAATTATGGGGTTCCACCATCTATAGTAAAGTATTTTAATGTTGTTGTTGGCGTTGTATTTAATGAACCAAATAGCTCGTTACTTGATGCATTAAATTTGAGATTATTATTGACACTTGGTTTAAGATTACCATCTGTGCCATTAACAAATACAAGACTATTTACATTACTTGTGCTAAGATCTACTTCAATATTATTAGCGTTTGTAGCAGTACCGGTCAAGTTACCAACAAACGATGTGCTACTAACACTACTTAGTCCTGATATCGAGGTAATACTTCCGCCAAGACTAACTGGTGTTAAACCAATAGTAACAGAACTATTAGCTAATTTAGAATTATCAACACCACTAGTATTTAAAGAAATAGTATAATTGCCACTATTCTGGCTAAGAGAGATACCACTTCCTGCTGTTAAAGCACTACTAATAGTAAGAGTATTTGTCCCACTACTATATACGATATCAACTCCGCTACCACCAACAATACTTGCACTAACAGCATTATCAATAAGAGCATTAACACCACTAGCAAAATTAGTAATATTTGAAGTTAATAGATTAATACTACTTAAACTTGACCAAGTCGTAGATCCATCACCTATCTTTAAACTTTTATTTGTAATATCATATCCTGGCTCGCCACTAGCTAATACTGGATTAGCAGAACTCCATTCTGTTGATGTTCCTTTTCTAATCTGTATATTAGTAATTCTGCTCATTAAATAATCCTAACTAAAATCAGGGAGTTCCACCGTCAATTGATGATATGGTAATATTTGCTGTCCCATCAAAACTAGTCCCGTTGATAGTACGAGCAGTCTGGAGTGCTGTTGCGCTACTAGCATTACCAGTCAAAGCCCCGGTAAAGGATGTGCTAGTTACTGATGATAATCCAGCCAAAGTTGTAGCTGATGCACCCAAAGAAATAGATGTGGACCCAACAGTAACTGAGCTATTAGCTAACTGAGCATTATCCACACCAGCAGTTTTAATAACCACATTACCAGAAGTAACAAGAAAATCTCCCACATCAAATGTAGCGATACCTTTGACAGAAGAAGTAGCATCAACAACATTAATTGATCCACTAACTACACCGGTAACACGACCATAAGAATCAACTCCAACGCTCTGAATAAAAGAAGAACTAGCAGAACCCGTAGTATTACTTTGGGAAACTGTGGCAAGATCGATGTTATCTGCATTTACTACTATCCTACTTGAACTAGCTGTTCCAACGTCTATTGTATTACCAGTTTTAGTAAGACCAGATCCAGCAGTAATTTGACCAGCACCACTAAATTGAGAAAATGCTAAAGATGTTGTTCCTAAAACAATAGCATCATTAGTTGTTAGTACCCATCCAGAATCTGAGTTGGTTGTTCCTTCAGTAACAAAGGTAAACATACCAGCAGTAATTTTTGCACTAGTATCAGCATCAGTATCTCGTGACCATGTACTAGCTGCTACTACATATATACCATTATTGCTTCCTGTAGTTTGATCTTTAACTAAAACTCTATCGCCAACAGATACGGCAACGCCATCTATGGTTTGAGTGCCACTTAAAGTTATATTAGCAGTTGTAGCTACCCTAACACTTTGTTTAATGTCAAGTCCTTGTTTAAGAGCATCAACATATGCTTTTGTAGCAGCATCGCTATCGCTTGTTGGAGTAGCAAGATTAGTAATTTTTTGACTATTTAAAGAAATAGAAGAAGTTGGGGCAGCTAGTTGGTCGAGTGTGTTTGTTCTTACTGCTGTATTAAAATCCGTAATATTAGATGCTGTGTGAGTGTGTCCGGGCAAACTAACTCCAGTAACAGCAACTGATAAAGAATTACCAGCATTATTGTATGTTAGCTGAATATTTGATCCGGCAGATAATAAAGCATATACTCTATCATCAACAGCTTCACTAAAGTCTGTAACTAGACTAGAATCAATAGTAGGATTACTAACACTAATAGTATAAGTACCACTACTATAGCCTAACACAATACCACTACCAGCACTTAATGGGCTCGATAAAGTAAGAGTATTAGATGCATCATTATATGACTTAACAATACCAGTACCAGCAACCACTAAAGCATCTACCCTATCATCAATACTCTCATTTAATTCTGAAGGAAGAACAGCAGCATAGGGTAAGGATGACCATATTGTTGATCCATCACCCACCTTGAATTTTCCTGTATCAGTTTCATAACCAATTTCTCCGGCATATAGAACTTGGCTGGTCCATTGATACGACCCCACTCCCGCAGTGCCTCTTCTGAGTTGTATTCTAGTTAGTGCTGGCATGTTTATAGACCTTTATTTAAAAGTTATGGAGTACCACAGTCAAAAGTATAATGGTTTAAATAATCGTTAAGTCCAGAGATTCTATATACTGATAAATCACCAATTATTTTATTCATAGGATATGTATCTGGTAAATCGCTTGGAAGTATTTTTTCGGTATTAATAATTTCTACGTTATAAATTTCATATCTTTCAATATCAATGTTATTGATATTATCTAAAAAACTAGTTTCTATCTCAATAATACTAGCATCTGTATCTGTAATTTCAACTATAAAATCACTCATATTTGACAATCCAATATGTTAGATGATTGACTAAATCGTTTAACAACAGTAACTGTTCCAAAAAGAATACGAGTTAAATATTTACCTCCTCCATTAGCATATAATTCGTCTGGAGATTGTAATTCAACATCATATTTAGCCGTATTAAAATTAAATCCGTTAGTGGTGGTGGCTGGCATTAATAAAGTTAATTTACCGTTTGGTGCATCAATCGTAAACTTATATAACCCGTAATCTGTATTTTTAGAACTAAATGTTTGTACTGTACTTAGATTAGTTTTCCATATTAATCTAGCACACCAACCAGTTAAATTAATAGGATTTCCATTGGTATCTTTATAGATAAAAGATATTCTAAAAGAGGTTCCTTGTTCTATAGCAAAGTCGTATTTACCTGCTGCCATGTTTTAGGCCCTTAAGATTTATGGTTGGCCAACTATAATTAATTCTGGGATACCTATCTATAGATACACCTTAACCTTAAACTATACTAGAGATATAAAAAAGAAGGGCCAGTAATTGCTTACTGGACCCTTCTGATTTTAATCTTATCTAGTTACTAGATATTATAGAGCGCCGAGTAGAACTCTGCGGTTGTCAAGAACAGCAAAACCCTGTTCAGCCCAACCGTAGAAACCAGCTCTCTTCTGACGATGTAGTGTATCGTCTTCGAAGACCTGAACTTGTTCACGAACTGGCATTATGAAGCTGTCTCTCTTGCGTAGATCAAGACCGACGATTACTTCACTCTTGCCACTTGGTAAACTGCCACTGAGTGTGTTGCTATAGAATAGCTGGTACTCTTGGCCTTCGCCTAGTTCGTCAAGATCATGAAGGTTGATACTGAAAACACGGTTTAGTGTGCCATCAGCAGCTGTGTAGATTTCTCTACGGGTCACTTCATCAACTTGATCGATACCCCAACTACGGATATCTTCCATTGACTCTGGTGAGACGTAAAGGTCTGTTAGCAACCCACGGTTGTTAGAAGCACTGTTACCGCCGCCATTGCGACGCATAACTGTCTTCATTAGACTTACTAGACGCTTTGTGAATAGACCGGCTGAGGCATCGCTGTCATAAACAACAATGTTACGGTCAACACCAGCGGCTAGCAATGTGTGCCAACCATCATCATTCATCTTCTTAACAAATGAACCTTCTAGTACTTCCATTGCGCGACCAACAACGTCCCAACGAGCATCACGAGCATACTTTAGGAGGTAGTCAATTGAGGCGCCGATGTCATAGGTTGGAACCATGACGTAATCGCCTTCAACGTGACGCTCTGGAATATAACCGTGGTTAGGAACAGTGTAGGCCACAAAGTCTTTTTCCGTGCCAGGAGCAAGGAAATCGAGTGGAAATTCTGGAGTGGCACTTTGAGCAAGTTGAATTGGCTCGAAAATACCATCAAGAATATCACCACTCAAGAGACCTTGTCTTAGTGGTAGCTCTAGAGCTTTGGCAAACTCAGAGTTAGCAGCTAAGGCTACTTCTCTATTTGGTGAACCTGAACGAACGAGAAGATCTGTTAGTTCGGGTGTTGGTTTAAATGCTTTTGTGTTAACTGACATTTTTTTCTCCCTTGTTAAAGCTTAAGCAATGTTTACTGATAATTTGACATAACCATCAGAATCTTTTGACCCCAAGAAGGTGCCAATTTTCACACTATTAGTACTTGATGTGCCAATGAGGCCACTAGCACCAACATAGGCATCGACACCAGCAGCAGGAGTAATAGCAGCAACTAACATATTAGTTGTTACTTGACCCTGACGAAGTAGGGAGACCTTGCCACCCAATTGTACTTCATCTTTGTGCCAGTTGATGTGCTGTCTTGTTAGATCAAGATTCACAACGTCATTGAGTAGGATACCGAGAGGCTTTGAACCACTTACTGTGGCAGCATAAGCAACAACAGCATTGGCATCATCCATAGCAACGCCGGAACCACTTGTTACAGCAGAAGCTATGCCGCCTCTTTCACTAACTGCGTTAGAGAAAAAAGAAATATCTGTTAAGAGTTCGATACGATCTGGTTTAAGAGCCATGTTATTCTCCCTTGTTAAGTTTTTTACCTAGTCTAGCACAAACAAATTCAATTAATTCAGCACGAGTGGTGTCAACTGATGATGTTTCACTACTAACACTGAGATTTACAGTCTCTTCAACTTCAACTGTGTCAAGAGCAGATGCGTCTACTGTATCTTCGGAAGCTTTCTTCTTTTCCTTGGTATCAGTATCTTCATCTTCTTTTTTGTCTTTTGAAGTTTTATCATCTTTTTTAATCTTTTCCAACCATGGTGGCATTTTGCCAGCAAATAAACTAGTCATGGCTTCAAAAGCATCGTCATTAAGATTATCAAATTTTTCAACTGTAGCTTCTGCTGATTCAGCATCAAAACCACAATCAAGTAGAGAGGCCTTTCTCTTCATCTTCTTTTCTTTCTTGGCCATCTCTTCTTCTTTCATCTTATAGCCAGCAATAACTTCATTAGCTGCTTCTAAAGCTGCCTTAAGATTCTTATTCTCTTCATCTTTAGCGTCTTCGTCTTCTTTGACTTTGAGCTTCTTGGCTGCTTCTGTGTCTTCTTCTTTATCTTCTTCTTTTTTGCTTTCTTTTTTATCTTCTACTTCATTCTTTTCTTCTGGTTCCTTCATCTTCTTGGCCATAGCTTCGTTCATAGCCTTGAGGGCTTCGACTTCAGCTGTAAGAGAAGCAATTAGCTCATCTTTTGCACTAGATGTTTCGGGTTCTGTTGTTGTATTTTCTGTTGAAGCTTCTACTGTGGCCTTTGGAGCAGATTCTGTGGCGACAACAGCTTCTGTTACTGTTTCGACCTTTTCGGTTGTTTCTGCTACTTTATTGTCTGAACTCATAATATTATTCTCCACTTTAGAGGTTAACTGATTGTTAGATACACCTGCTATTGATAAATCGTTACTTTTTTTAGTAAACAAGTCATCAATTATGTTTTTGTTAAAAATAATACTTTCTGGATTAGCTGGTTTTTCAACATATCCTTTACCAGAAAATGTAATATTTCTTAATACTCTACCTATCTTATAATTGTCATGTTCTCCTAATCCACCATAAGCTCTTAAGTATTTTGTTAAATATGCAGTGTTTTCATTACGAGCTAAAGTTTTATATGTTCCAGTAGACTTATCTAATAAACCATAATCAAAACCCTTAAAGAAACACTCCATACTAACAAACATATCACCAGACTCTATTTCTGCAATAAGCTTATCAGATCTTTCTTTTAATTCTGGACTAGTAAAAGCTCTATAAATTACTGATCCAGTTAAAATATGATACTTTTCTGGAAGATTCTCAATAGGAGTATCTTCAGAAATAAGAATACCATCTTCTGTGATTGGCCAATTGCTAGTAATATGGCCGATAATTAAATTCTCATCATGTTCTAGGTTTGTTGGTTTATCTTCTGGAGTATTTCTGGCCATCCATATTTCATCTTTATCAAAAATATCGTCATTTTTATTCCATGAAGAAGTAACTAATATAGACTGAACATAATATAGATCAGAATCTTGGACAGATGCTAAACTTTTAAATTTTCTGATTTGGGACTTATTTGGGTGACATGGCTCTGCTATGGAAGCATAAGAAATTGATGCAGATGAGGATATTTTAGCCTCTAAGCCATCTTCACGTTCTGCTGTAAATATTTGCATTATTTATACCTCTTTTTCTATAGAAGAATACACCATAGAATAAAACGAAGCTTTGGCCTGTTTGTGTTCATCAACAGATAATTCTTTGTTTAAATCAGCTTTGAGTTCTTTAAGCCATACACTATAGGCCAATATTGTTTCATTTTTATCAAACTGACTAAGATTACCTAGTATGTCAATAATTTTATCTGAGGCTATAGCTGATAGGGGGTCAAGAGTAAATAGAATTTTGGTTTTAATAAGATCTATTTCTCTGGTCTCTTCGCTAGATAAACTTCTCAAATTTTTCTTATTATAAAACTCTAGCAGTATGGGGTTGATAATTTGACTAATCTTGTCTTGTGCTTCAGAAGCCCATAATAAAAGTTTAGCTCCGGTCTGGGGTTTGAAAACTTTGGTCTTCCTCTGTTCAGTGTCTTTAGAATTTTTAGGTCTACCTTGGCCGGGCGATCCTGGCAAAGATTCAGGAGAATCATTTGCCAACTTCGTTGAGGGTGCAGACGCAGGGGGTTGTTTCATTTCGAGTGCAGTTTTTTCGCCACTCTTTTTCTTCTCAAGTTCAAGTCCAACTTGACTAGGAGCTACTGAACCACCTTGTAATGCAATTTTCTTGAGAGCATTTTCCACTTGTGGATCAAACCAGGGACCAGCTTTTTTAACCATTCTATTTCCATCTCTATCTCTAGATTCTTTATTGAGTCTGGATTTTTCCATATCAGGATCAAGGCCAAATCTGGTTTGAATAAGTTCATCAGAAACAAGGTTTCTATCTGCTAGTTGCACTAACAAAGATTTCTCACTATCTTCATTACTAAGATCCATTCTATCAAATTCTATTCTAGCTGGATATCTGAATCCCATAGCTTTTTGTACTAGGGCAATTTCTTGTTCCCAGAAATCTATTAATACATCTCTGCCGTATTGTAGTCTTTGTGTTAGTGTCTTCAGTGAAATAAAATTATTAGTAGTTCCAGCCGCTCCAAAGGTTCCAGTAAGAGTTGGAGGAATACCAAGACCAGCATATACGCTATTCATATGAGGAATATATTTGCCCTCGCCCAAGAATTGATGTACTGCTGTTTTGGATTCTAATAGTTCAATATCTGGTCCCCAAACAAGATCCATTGTACCACCACCAACATTATTTCCTAGGATTTGTGCCAGTTTAGCTGTTGCTGCTTTGGTAGGAGCAATCTTGTGTTCTAAACTGCCTAGTTTAAAAATACGAATATTAGAAATAGCACCATCAAGAGCAGCCATATCTGCTAGCTTTAGTTTTTCGATAACATTGATATCATCCATAATGGCATATACCATTGGAAAAGCCCACGACTGCCAATCATCTTTCTTATAATGATATACAAGAGTCTTATTAGTATCTAGCGGATAAGGTAGTCTACTTTTTGCTGCTGCTATAATTTGAGGAGGAAGGCCAGCAACAACTTTTTTCTCTGCGTCTGTTTTTGGATTGTTAATTAATTTTCTTAGCTCTGGTGGAAGTTGTAGCTCATAAGCTTTGCTAGATGTAAATGAAGATAATGCTCCAGCTGCAATGTCCACCAAGAAAGGATCAATGAAAGTATAGACCCAAGGAATTTCTCTTTTCTCTACTTGAGCTTCGGATAAATCTTGTACTTGCAAGTCTGGAGAAGCAATAGAGTTATATAGTTTATCTGCAACCTTAAGACTTAGTTTGCCAGTTTGTCTATTGACAACAACGTTACCACTCTTATATAGATTGTTTAAAAATCTTTCGCTACGATCTTTTCCTCGAATCTTCTTAAACCATTGTCTATAGAATCTTTCTATTCTTTTATTTTTATGAACTAGTCTGATACCTTGACTAGCAAAGTCACCCATGAGATCAATAACATTTTTTACTAAACCAACTCTTTGATAAATATCTTCTGCTCGTCTGATAATCATTTTGATTTCACGAGGAACTGCTTCGTCTGGACGGAAGTAGTCGTAATCAGATCTTGTTAATCCTGGTCGGCCAGAAGTATTCTTATCTAAATTTGAATAATCTAATCCATATCGTCTCATGCCACTAGCTTTTTGAACTAGAGTATATTCTGACATTGATTCGGAAGATTGTTTTAGGGCCTCTTGTTTACTGGCTAAATCGTCTCCCCATGCAACATAAGCCTGCTCGCCGGTAACTTGAGCATCATTGATAACGTCACTTTTTGGATATTTTTTAGCCATATTTTTTTAATACTATTGTAATGTAATTGCAATTCAATTAATGTTTTTATACACTGTTATCTATAAATACCTGTATAAATATCGTCATCATTTGCTGAGGATGTAAACCAGTCTGGTCCCTTGTACATACTGCCTTTTTGACCTACAACATCTTTGGCATTTCCACCTATAACTTCATACTTAACAGCCTGTAAAGCTCTATTCATTTGTCTAGCAAGCATATTAGCAATAACTAAAGCACTATATCGGTCTTTTCTTAATCGACCTCTTTTACCATTAGGCAATTTGACTTCTGGAGTATCCCATCGGTCTCGTCCACCAGAACCTGTGCTAGTTTGTGTCATTACAATAGTTGTCAATTCACTCTTTAGGTCTTCAATTTCTAATATACATTCACTAAGACTATCATAGATAGGATTTAGATCAGAACCTAAAATATCTTTTCCTTCTTTATCTAAAGCTAAACCTAATGTTAAAGAATCAAATCTAGGAAACAATAATACTTTGTCTTCTAAATCTTTTCTTAATCCATGATTAGCTTGAGCTGTCCAATCAGCCTTGGCAAACTGAACTAGTTCTAGCATATGTAAACCAGCTTGGTCATCTGTGTCTCTAGCTTTATTGTAATCTATAACTGGCCAGATAAGATGTTCTCCGTCTTCTAGTTTACTAGGGTCATGTAAAGCTTCTTCAATTGCCACACCACCACCTTGTGCATCCATGCCGATTCTAGCACAAGGAAATGTTTTCATAAGGTTGCGAATCTTTCTAGCACAGAATCCATAAAAATCATACTCTTTTACTAGTCCTGTTTTTTGTCTTTCTTTAAAATTACTTCTATTAGTAGTCCATACATATACGATTCTATTATGATCAGGATGTAGTTCTAGTACAACAATACTAAAGTTATCTTGTTCGGATGCTGGATCTATCCCATAAACATATTGAAGAGATGTATTACCAGTAACGATAGGATCAAATATAATAGGTTTACTATTTATAACAATAGGATTAGAATCATTAACAACACAATTTTCAATTAAGCTTCTTTTAAAGAATCCATCACTATCTGCTGTAAAACATGCAGCATATTCCATATTATAGATACCAGTATGAATAGTAGCTCTGGCTCTACTAACCTGTTTATCATCCATGAAACCTTTAGGAATTAATTCGTATGGGATACGAATGATTGAATAATCTTTCCAGTTGAAATTACCAGGAACTTCTCCCTTAAAAAGATCCTCAAGTTTTCTTACATCTCCCTTGCTTTCAATAATAGCTTTATATCTTCTCCAGTAACTAGCAAAATGTTTAAAGGAATAATCAGCAGTACCGGATATTATAGCTTGATTACCCATCTTTGTATCTAGTGCTTCTAATTCTTCGTTCCATAATCCAGCCTCACTCATTGCTGCTTTTTTCGCATGTTCTTTTACATTCTGAATAGGACTAGCAGATACAGCAGCGAAACCTGATACTACCGTTTCATAAATGTCCGGACTAATAGATGCAAATTCGTCAGCGATAATGATGTGTGCTCTTAAACCTCTAATCTTACTACCATCGCCCATTGGAACGGCAATAGTCCAGCTATCACCCAAACGAATAGTACATCGATCAACGTCTCTTCTTGGGCCATCATCATTACCATTGAAAATACTTCTTAGAATCGGACTACCTCTCCATATTGTTTCCATGTATTCAAAGATAATTTTACTCTGTCTAAATGCAGCACCCACAATAACAATCTTGGTTCCAGGATAAAACATACATCGTAAAACCGAATACAAAGCAAGAAGGAATGACTTACCCCAACCACGAGAAGCTATATACATAGGGAAAGGTCGATTCCAAAATTCTTGAAGAATAGCAATTTGAATAGGATGGAGTTCTATATTAAAGAGAAGTTTACATGTTGATCCTAAGTATTTGGGATTTTTTAAAAGTCTAAGAAGATGCAAGTCAGGATTTTCTATATCCTTCTTGATTCTGTGTATCATTGGATTATTTGGAAGAATAAGCTCGGAGACATCTCCAAGATTCAACCAAGCATCTTCAAATATTTTCTTTTGGTTTTGGTGGTCCTTCAATTTCGTATACCTTTTTCATGATGGATAAAGCCATTCTTTCGGCATTGGATGGACAGCCGCAAAAAAGAACCTTTATATTAAAAAACACTTGTAGTTCTACTAGATGCTTGATTATAAAATTTGGAGAGATTTTAATCTTGTCCCACATTTTCTTTGGAACAGTTGAGCTTACTGGATAAATGAGAATATCTTCTAAATCAAATTCAAATAATAAAAATGAATATTTATATTGCTTCATGCGGTCAACAACATCTTTGAATCTTTTTTCTGTGATATTGTTGGCTATTTCGCTAACGCTCTTTTTCCTCTCAATGCACAATATCTCTTCAAGCCCCCTTACAGAATAGTCTCCTGTATCAAGCTTTTCTGAGGATACTGAATGATGATCAAAGACCCAGGGTTGTTGTTCTCTAGTGTCTATGATGATTTCAAAATTATTGTAGTCTGTCATTGGCAAGAATCTTTAAAAATGTAGGAGCATAGATATCTTCCATACCTTTAATAAGGTCATGATGATATTTACACAATGTTATTCCATTACTAACCTCAAACCTTAAGCCAGGAAATTTGGCCCAAGTCATTATGTGATGAGCATTAAGTTTCCTTTTTAAATTACACCCTGGCCACCGACAATGGTTCTTATCTCTTTTATATACTGATAATCTCCACTGTTTATATTTGGGGTCTTTATAGTTTCTAAACATTATTTATTTCATCATAATATCGTTATTAATCATATCCATAATTAAATCTTCAAAGGAAATCTCTGGCTTCCAATTTAGCTTGGTCTCTGCTTTAGTAGCATCCCCCTTAAGAAATTCTACTTCGGCCGGTCGGAATAAGTCGCTATCAATTTCAACATGATCTTGATAATTAGCATTTATTAGTTTAAAGGCTGTTTCCACAAATTCATGTACAGATCGAGTTCTTCCTGTGGCAATTACAAAATCCTCTGGAGAGTCTTGCTGCAACATAAGATACATTGCTCTTACATAATCTTTAGCATGTCCCCAGTCTCTTTGAGCATCTAAATTACCCAGTTTCAATTTTTCCTTAGTTAATCCTTTTACTAGTTGTCCTATATACTTAGTCACCTTACGAGTTAAAAAATTCTCTCCTCGTCTGGGGCTCTCATGATTAAATAAAATGCCAGAACAGCCAAATAATCCATAGGAAGACCGATATATTTCCACCATGTGATAACTAGCCAGCTTGGCAACACCATAAGGACTTTGAGGAAGCATTAATGTATTTTCATTTTGATATTTACTACCATCTGGCCCCTCACTATAATTTCGCCCAAACATTTCACTAGTACTAGCCTGATAAAATTTTGTATTAGGAGATAAGTTGCGAATACTCTCTAATATATTAACTACTCCCACCGTATTAATTTCAAAGGTTGTGGTAGGTTGTTTAAAGCTAGTTCCCACATGACTTTGAGCGCCCAGATTATAAAACTCTTGTGGCTGATATTGATCTACGATTCTGTTAATTCCCGAAGGATCTGTTAGATCAAATTCTTCTAGTAAAAAATTAACATTTCCCACTATGGAACGTATTCTTTCAAAATTATTAGTACTAGATCTTCGATGAAGTCCCACCACCCTATAGTTTTTCTCTAATAAGAGTTCTGCTAAATAAGATCCGTCTTGTCCAGTAATTCCCGTTACTAATGCTGTTTTCATTCTTTATCCTCTTTTTCTAAAACGCTTTCTGCTGTTAAAAATGGACTGTCAATTCCCCCATCGGCATATTGATGATAACCTTCTAGTGTGAGCATTACCTTATCAGTTGCCATGCTAATAATTTCCATCTCACGCCCCTCACGCTCTCTAATTTCTTCATCTTCTAACATTCTTATCAAACCCACCCAAGAACTTTTGCCGTCTTCGATTCTTTTGATTCTTTGCTCTCTGGTCGCTTTAAGATCCTTGCTGATCTTTTGTTGTTCGTTGAGCAGCTTAGTATATTCATTAGTGTAATTGGCAATGCTATTACGGGCGAAACTTAATTGGGTTTCCATATTAACAAGTTTGGGAATATCTCTTTCGGTTTCCGATTTGTCATATTCTTTATCAACTTGCTTTTGTAGTTTTTCAGTTTCACTAATGTGACGTTTGCGTTCTTTCATACTTCTATTAATAAGAATGTCGATAGTGATAAATTGTTTGATCTGAAGTTCTTCGGCGGGCAAAACGTCTTCTCTAAACTGTCTAATTAAATTAATCCATAAACTTTCAAAGTATTCTAGTTCTCCGCTGTCTTCATCAAACTGCCTTTTAATTTCTATCCAGAAGTTTTTGCCATGAAGTTTCTGACGTAGAACGCGGTCATCTGTGGCCTCTTCGGGATCTTGAGTTAGTCGGGCCTCATCAATGTATCTTTGAATTGGGGCGGTTGACCGATTTAAATTTTCAGCAATAGTTTCAATAGGCAAACTTAATATATTATCTCTTATATATTTTTCTTCATCAAGTCCTAGTTGTCCACGCTTTTTGGGGCCTTTAGTATTCATAACCATGTTCTCTTAAGACATCTTGAATAATGGAAAGTAATTTGTTCATATCGCTTTTATATATCTTTTCTCCATATTTGAGTCTAAGATAAATTTCACGATATTGTGCAGGAATGTGTTGGTCTAATAGGTCAATTATTTGTTTGTTAAAAACAGCATTGGGAACATCGGTGGTTTTGTGGTGGTTGTGGGAGGCATCTTGAACATCATCCATTCCTATGGGTTTCATAATGTTCTTTTTGGATGAATTTCTGGCATCCCATGTTTGATATAATTCACAGTCGGTCTTATTGTCATATTCTAAACAACCACTGGTGGATTTTTTACAATGAGCATCATATAGGGGACAAGTTAAACAGGGTTTATCGGGCCTTTGATAGTTATCTCTTTTATAGTTGAAGAGGCGATTTCTAACGTGGGTCCATAAAAAGTTTTCAAGAGGTCTTTTATTATCATATTTTTGTAGACCTTCCAAAGCAAATATAGCAGCTTGTTGCTTCATATCTTCAAAACTATGATAGCCAAATTTAAATTTGTGGCCTAATCTTTTGCTTATATTATCTAATACTGATAGGAACTCTTTTTCAGTAACACCGTGGGGCAATTGATCAGGAAGAGTTTTATTCTTGGGGGTCTTCTTTGACTGGGTAATTTTCTTGGTCATATAATAACTGAGCTATACTCTTTCCTTGAGGAAGTGATAGATCTTGGTCGATATTGAGGTCTGTTCCGGATGCTTTAACGGTCAATATGGAATCGACAATATTAAATTCAGGATTAGTCATATTCTCTCCTTGCGCTAAACTTGTCAACTACTACTATAATAGAGTTCTTACACTTTTAGTCAACTTTATTCAGGAAAGTAAAAAATGGCAACATATAAAAAGTGGTCATCTAGTGAAACAGAGTTTATTCAGAATAATCATACATTGTTGTGTGATGAGGTTTTGGGGGTCAAATTGAGTCAAATGACTGGCCAAAATATCACAACAGCAATGGTTCGTAGACAAAGACGAAAGCTGGCACTAAAGAAGCCAAGGGGTCGTCCTAGTAAAAATCGTGTGGTGACAACATCAGAATCGTCGGATACTACTGTCACTGGTTGAATTCATCATCAAAAGTGATAAAATGGGGCTCGGCAGATTGCTGGGCCTCTTTTTTTATACTTAACTAAAGGAGAAAATTATGAAGAGTTTATTGTGGGCAATGTTAATGGTGGGAGTTTTAGGAACAACTGGATACTCTCAAGATTATGGTTGGGGGCCTTATCAGTATGGATATGGCTATACAGTAGTTCAGTATCCTGTTACAGTTCTTCAACCAATGGTTGTTCAGCCCGCCCCGGTGATAGTTTATCGTCCGGTAACGGTTATGCAGAATGTGGTGGCACCAGTTTATTATTATAGTCAACCGGTGGTGGTTGAAAGAAGGAGTCCTTGTTGGAAACATTGGAATTATGGTCCAATGAACCGATTGTATTCTTACTAGAATGTTTCTGGTAAGTTTGATTAAGAAAGCCTCTGGTAGAAATGCCGGGGCTTTTTTATTAAAGGTGGGGAATACTGGCTAATAAACTGGCCAATTATATATGGTGGTGCCTACTATTTTTGGACCACCCGGCCTTTTTCGAGGATTTCCTCTGGTTCTAAAATGAAACGAAAAAACCCCCTCAGCCATAAGAGTATATAAACAAAGGACTTATGATCATCTCTATCCGCCAAATTCGTCCTAAGTGCTTATGTACCAATACTTTACATCAAGTTTTAACGCAAGTGGTGTGCCAAAAAGAAAAAAGTTATTTGGCATGAAATTATATTTCAAAAATTCCAAAGATTTCTCTTGAAAGCGTCGATAAATACTGTATAATGAAAGCACAAGAGAACAAGAGACAACAAGAGGACAAGAAAATGATCACCATCAACAACCGAAACGAACTCGACAACTTCCTCTATGGTGCTGATTCGACCAGCCCCGATACCTTGGTTGGAATTGCTCGTATCGGCGGTGAGTTGCTCGCTGAGGCTCTGACCAACGAGCTTTCCGATGGTACTTTCCACATTGGAGAGTTTTTCCCGATGGGTGATGAGGGTGAGGGAATCACCGTTGACCAGGACGGAAACATTCTGGAAGATTTTCTTTACTACTAAGGTATTGACAACGGAATAGCCGATACTGTATAATAGGATCAACACAAGAAAGAAAAGGGACAAGATGCTTTTTGAAACTGGTTACAAAGTCATGATGAACAACCTTGACAAGATTTTTTCTGCTATGCGAGCTGGCAAGTATCACTGTGTGATTGACCCAAAGGGCAATGCTCATGTGGGCCTGATCAATGGCATCATGCGTGAAGATGGTAGTGGAAAGAATTGGATCGTAACGGTGACCAACCGTACAGCAAGTGAACAAGTGTTCATTCACGCATCTTGAGACGTAAAGCCTTGACCGTAAAGGACTTACGGCGAGGCGGGCGGCCCCGGTTTGATGTAAGTGCTTGTGGGGTAACGACTTACGTCAATTGGCACAGTATTTGCACTGCGAACCTTACGAAAATGTAAGGAAACTTTTCTCTTGCAAGCTAAAGAATACTCTGTATAATGTCGATATAACAAGTAAGAGAGAAAGAAAAGAGGATAAGAAAATGGAAAATCTGAATTACGATCTGGTTTCTGATTGCTGTGGTGCTGGTTGTGCTTTCGAGACCGGTGAAGGTAAGGATAAGATCGGGATTTGCATGGATTGCAAGGAATGGTGTGGTGTGGTCGAGGACATTCCGGAAGATGAAGCAGACTACATTCCGGGCCTTGACGATGGGGAAGGTTGGGACCCTATTATGGGGGATGCTGAGGATCATATCGAGACCGATGACCAATGGCTCGATGATTTCTTTGGTGAAGAGGATTTTGCCTGAACCTTACGACATTGCAAGGTTCAAGAGTTGACAAGCACCTAACCGATACTGTATAATAGACAAACAAGAAAGAGAGACTCCTAAATGATTACGCCTATCGAATACGTTCAGCTGTTTGCCCTGATTGGTTTTGCTGGTTTCATTTCCTATACCGTTGGACAGGTGGGTAACGCTATCCACTCCATCCTGCACGACAACGACAACTACAACTACTGAAAGGTTCTCAGATGACACACTTTGAAGCTATCAAGATGGTACATGGTAAGACCAAGAAAAACTCTCGTAAGGTTGGCAACAACACCTATGCGGAAATTCTTCCTGATGGTAGCGTAGGGATCATGCTGCATAGCACCTATGTTGTGAAGATTCATCCCGACAATAGTGCTACCCTTAATAGTGGGGGTTGGCATACTCCTACGACTAAGGATAGAATCAATCAGTATTCGCCTGTACGGGTGTACCAACGCAAGGGACAGTGGTACCTCGAAAGTGGGGATGAGTACGAGGATGGGGTGGTGGTGGCCGATAACAACCTAATTTACTAGACGTAAGTCCTTGTCCCTAAAGCACTTAGGGCAAGGCGGGCGGGCCGGGCTTGACGTAAGTCCTTTGCTCATAAGACTTTACGACAACCTTACGGTATTGTAAGGAAACTTTCCTCTTGCAGGCTCAAGATGAGTATGGTATAATGTCGATATAAGAATAAGGGAGAAAAGAGATGAAGAACAAGATCAATGTGGGTGATGTGGTCGAAATGTCGTGTGGGTATGGTACGGTTCAGCAGATCATCGGGAAAAACTATCGGATTCTGCTCTCTGGCCAGTATGGGTATGGTGAGTGGTATACCCTGAGTGATATGATATCCCACGCTACCCTGTACCCCAAATGAGGGGTTGACAAAAGATAAAAAATTGTCTAGAATAACAACACAAGAAAGAGAGAAAAGAATGTACGAGATTGGTGATAAGGTTGTGGTGAATGGGTCGGTTGGAAAGATTGTTTCCTATCACTATGATGAGGGAAATGTGTGGACGGTTAGGATGCTCGGTGGGCAGCACTGGGATTTTTGCGAAAGCGAAATGTCTCCCGCAACCGATGCCTACGGCCATCCGTGGAAGGTGTCAAAATGAGTGTTTTCACTTTTCATCGAATCGACACTCACGAATATATCGGAATGTTTTTCGGCAACGATTGGATGGAGGCCAGGCGTAAGGCTAGTATAAAAAGTGGAATACCAGTGGATGATATTCTACCTTGGGCTTTCAATACTGAAACCTTTCCCCTACCTGAGAGGGATGAGACTCCCCACTACCCCTATGACTGAACCTTACGAAATTGTAAGGTTGACAGCATAAAATCGGTTTGGTATAATGCACACACAAGAGAACGATAGACCTAAGAGAGAAAAGAAAATGAAAACCAAGTTTCCCATCATTCAAGCTGCCAAGCGTCAAGCTCGTCTGTGCTTTCTTGGTATGGCGATTCCGACTGAAGTGAAAGACATTGATGGTGAGATGATTCAAGTGGAAAAGGTTCTGAAGTTCAATCGAACTGCCTTGAAGAATATGGGCAAGAGCAAGATGGAAAAGGTTGACCCGCGGATGATCGGTAGCGAGGATACCATGATCGTGCCAGTGGGCAAGCCGGGTTCTACTGAACGCAAAGAAGAACTCGCAAAACAGTATGCTGCGGTTGCTCATCTGGAAATCAGTCCGTTCAGCTTCAAGGGGGAAGAATGAACGACTGTACACTAGTAAACAGATATACAGTAAACGCAAAACTTGACGTAAACCCTTGCTACTAAAGGACTTAGGGCAAGGCGGGCCGCCCCGGCTCGACGTAAGTGCTTATGCAACAATGACTTACGACGACATAGCAAATGCTGTGCCAAATCATGTTAGAAATACCTTACAGCATTGCAAGGAAACTTTTTCTGGTCTACCCTATTGACATTTGACGATAATACTTGTATAATGATGAGACAAGAAAGAGAAGGAATGAAAATGAGAAAGCCTCCGAAAAGTTCGACTGTCAAGGGTAAAATCAATGCCTACGCTTACAAGTGTGGGTTCACGTTTCATCCGAAAGAGGATGGATCGTTTGCTCTGTTCGACATTCACATGGGATACTACGTCTGCCGTGGTTCGCATGATCGTGTTGTCCAGTTCGTGATCGATGAATTGTGGGCGAAGTATTATCGGTCGCATCCGACCCCCGTATAGTGGGGGTTGACGATCATCTGCCAAATCACTACAATACAAACACAAGAAAGAGAGAATAGAATGATTCAGATTGGTGACAGGGTTCAAATTGGTTCTAGGATTGGTGCTGATCTTGCGTGGGCTGTTGTGGTGGATATTATCCCAGCCAATGACTATAGAGAAGCTATGTATCGTGTCCGGTTCGATGTTCCTGTGAACCGTGATGGACGCAGATCAGAAATCGTAACGATCACACCTAATCCTAATGAGTGCTGGGTGGATGATGGTATTGTGTTTGGTCCGTTTCTTGAGCAAAACTTTGGATGGAATTGAAAGGCTGAACAAATGTTCTCACCGATGGAAAAGATTTGGATGGACCTTGGATTGCAAGGCGCTCTGGAAATGATGGATGCGTCATGCTCCCTGTGTGAAAGACTCACGGAAGAATGTGTGACCAATCCCCCAGTGAAAGATGCCTTGATTCAAAGCATTGCTGCTGAAATTATAGGCAATCGCCAGAGTAACTCCTAAGTGCTTACTGCATAAGGACTTACGACACGGCGGGCGGGCCGCGTTTGACGTAAGTGCTTATGAGATAACGACTTACAACAACATAGCAAATGCTGTGCCAAACTTCCTATCCAAACCTTACGACATTGTAAGGAAAGTTTTTCTGGCCTAAGCTATTGACAAATGACGATAATAATAGTAGAATGATAAGACAAGAAAGAGAGAATGAAAATGGAAGAATTTTCCACTAGGGTTTTGCAAGATAATCTGTGGCTTGAGCAAGTCCGGCTCACTAGGGATACTGATCCTGAAATGATCGAACTGAGAAAACAGCATATTTCCTATCTTGCCACAGAATTGCTCCGTCGGTATCGTGCGGAGTCTTTGTCTCTGGCTAGTTCCAGCTAACCCTGTCGGGTCGAAACGTGGCCTAGTCAGACTAGTCAGCGAACCCTGTGGGCCTTGTAAGGTTGACAACTAAAGTTTTGCAGTGTAGAATGTCGATAATAGATATAGGAAAGATGACCAGTAACCAAGAGGAATGTATGATAGACTATATCAAGCGGTATGATTGGGTGGAGTTTGATTATAAGGGCGAGAACTATCGTGGTGAAGTTCGTAGGGTTTTGGATAAGCCCAAGGGAAAGATGATGATTGTGAAAATCGGCCTGACCGAATATCGTTCGTGCTATCTTGACCAGTGCGAAAACATGATCCATGTTGCTAACACGGTGGAGGCTTGAACATGAATGGTTTTATTCTGGTGTGGGTTTGGATGGGGGCTATGCTTTTTGTTTTGGGTTTTGTATATTTCCTTTCTATTGTAAGGGAAGTCTGGCAGAGACTTGCCGAATATGAGAGAATGAAGTCTAGGGGCTTCTCTCTTATGAAAGACGAAAATGGTGATGAGTTCTGGGTAGGATATGGGGATTGACCCCTTAAACCAAAATGGAGATACAGGGATGTATCAATTTGATTTTATTAGCGTTGCTTTTGGTTATATTGTCGGTATCTTACTCTCTACTAGTATGTCACATATCATGTATATGGAGGAAAATGATGAAATCGAGTGACTACATATTGTGGGGGGTGTGTTTTGTAATTGGCTGCACTATGACGTATCTCCTTCACCAGTAAGGACTTACGACAAGTCCGGCCCGCCCCGCGAAGCGTAAGTGCTTATGCTGCAACACTTTACGACAACCTTACAGCATTGTAAGGAAACTTTTCTGTTGAAGGGTATTGACACCTGCCGATAATAAGAGTATAATTGCAGCATCTCAACCCCAACCAAGGAATGTCTAATGCCGAATACTTTCTACTGTCTGGAATGCGATGCTGATTGTGGGTCTTTTCAGCATTGTTGTGCTTGCGAGGACAATCCCGCGATGGAGAATCGTGAGCATCCCGGTTTCATCTCCAGTGCAGAGATTGAGAGTGAAATTCAGACTGAAAATTTCTGGTATGAATACGACCAGCGTTGACAAAGTTGATTAGACTTGGTAGAATAAGCCCATAACCCTTACCTTGGAGAGTTTATCTATGAACGAAGATTCCTTTCTCGACTCCTACATGGAATCCTATATCGGTGGTTGGACAGGCGATGAAGATAGCTACTATTGTGAGGAGCAGTATGACGAGGATCCCGATTGCTCTTACAAGGCAGCAGCCGAAGAGAGCATGGACTGGGATGATGAGGACGATGGTGGAGATGGGTTCGTGACCTGTCCAGAGGACATCGGAGACTATTGACGTAAACCCCGACCCTATAAGCACTTAGGGCAAACCGGGGCCGCCCCGCGAAGCGTAAGTCTTTATGCTCCAACACTTTACATCAACAAAAAAATTTTTCATCTTTGGCATGAAATTATATTTGGAAATTTTCCAAGTTCCTGCTTGACACTAGCCGATAATAAGTGTAGAATCACAACACACGAACGGTAACCACTAAGGAACAGAATCATGCTGAACTTCGACGAGATCAACGACATTCTGAACGACATGGCCGAAGCGGGGATTGTTGAGCCGATGGTCGAGCCTATCGACGATCCTAGTGTGGAAGTTAATTTTTGGGATTGGGCAGACGTTGTGGGTGCTGTTGACGATTTCATTCCAGAGGAGTATATTGATGCTTAGTGCGATTGCGTTTCTTGCGTCCTATGTTGGCCTGCTCTACATTACTACCATTGTGAGGGATTGACTATGAGCCACGAATATGATGATCATGACGATTTTTTCAGTGTTGATTCTGACCCACACGGAGACGGCGATTACGATCCGTCGTATGACGATGATTCGTTTGATGATAGTATGGATGGTGATGCTGAGTCTGCGTTGGCTTCCGCTGGATGGGGAACCGACGAGGACTATGGTTACTATGGTGACGATGGAGTAGAAGATTTCCATGCCGATGAGGCTGTGGGATTCGTTGATTATAACGATGATGGCCCATACGACGATTGAAAATTCGCCGTAAACCCTTTGTGCATAAGCACTTAGGGCTTGCGCGGCCCGCCCGATTTGCTGTAACTCCTTTAGAGGTAAGCACTTATGTCTAATAGCAAATGCCGTGCCAAAAAATCTTTTCTTTTTTCAAAATTTTATGCTTGACACCTAAAGTTTCTATGCTATACTTGTCGATATAAGAGATAGAGAAAGAGAGTGACATGATGAAAATTTTGCAATTGGTGTTGAATGGTGAGCCTCTGTCGTTTACGGTGGGAGCCACAGATTGGGCAGATGCTTGTGAAAAGTTTTCTGCTACCTACAGTTGGTTTGATGATTTGATGAAGAATAAGGATGTTAGGATTTCTTTTCAAGAGGTTATGAAAAATGAGCAGATACTACGAGGGTAATTTTAATCCATACAATCGTCATGATACGGGAATGTATGTGGTCTATCGCAAGAGTGACAACAAGCATCTTGGAACGGTTGTGGATTGTCGTAGTGAGAGCGAAGCCAAGCGTAAGGCTAGCTACCAGTTTGATTGTGAGTGCTATGTTAGTGAGATTGAGGAATAAAATGAAAACGAAAAAGAAAGAGTTGACAGCACATGAGAAAGCTGTTATACTCATGAATCGTGAAGCTGGTCGTGCAGTAAGTAGAGTTAAGTTGTTGGAACAGTTGTATTTTGAAACCATGAAAGCAAAGGAATTGGCAAAATGAAGTGCGTTGTGACTCATACGGATACGTTTGGTGGCGAAGCTAACTATGGTTGGGTGAATCGTTATGAGTTTATTCCCAAGAAAAATGCTAGCCAGCGTAGCGTTGTTCGTAAGGCTAAGGCTCTGGCTGGTATGACAGCGGTCAAGGCCGATACATGCGATTACGGCGACGGATATACCGTCAAGCCTCGCGGTTATGCTCAAATCATCTTTGTTGATTTTGAGTAAACTATCACTCGTCGTAAACCCTTTGTGCTCAAGCACTTAGGGCCGACGGGGGCGGCCGGATTTGCCGTAAGTCCTTATACTGCAACACTTTACGAGAATCCTTACAATTCCGTAAGGTTCAAGTTTACCACTTGCATTAGACGATAATAGATAGTAGAATGACGTATACAAGAAAGAGAGAGTGAAGCATGAGTCCCGATGGAACCTACAACGGCTACCAAAACTATCAGACATGGAATGTTTGTTTGTGGATCAGTAATGAGGAAGATTTGTATAGTCTGGCAAAACAGTGTACCTCTTACGATCATTTCAAAATTTTGATTCGTGAGATTTTTACCACGACTGCTATCCGATTTGAAACGCCCGATTGTGTAGCCTGGAACGATAGTGGTATCAACATGGCTGAAATGGTGGAGTATTGGGAAGAAAATTTTTCTAAAGTTTCCTCTTGACAAATGTCGATATATAGTGTAGACTTAGCGTATGGATGTTGTGATCGATTTTCAATTTGAAAGGGTTTCTATGAACGATGTGATTTTGTTTGGTTCGATTCTGTCGGCTGCTGCCGTTGCTGTTGTGGGTTTCGTCTTCTATTCGGTCTATGGTGGATCGAAGGCTAGCTTGGCGAATGCCCAAGAGGGTCAGGTTTTCAATTTTGTTTACCAGCAGCCATTGCATGGAACGCATGAGCGTTTTCTTGCTAAGGTGATCGGTAAGCAGACGTTGACCGCTGACCAGATTGCGAGACTCAATCGTAAGAGTCGTTATCGTGCTGGTGATCCTGAGTTCATCCGTACCAGCAATCTGGTAACGTGTCGAACCGCTGACGGTAAGGTGCGTAATTTCTATGCAGAACGTGTGAGCAACTGCCGAAAGCCTTTGCTTGCTAAGGTTCTGTTCAAGAGCGGGGTTGCTAGCCTGCTCTAAAAAGCAGCAGCTTCTACATACTAACTGACCAATCCCTAACCCTTTGACACCAAAGGACTTAGGGCGAGGTCGGCCCGCCCGCCGCGTCGTAAGTCTTTATGTACCAACACTTTACGACAATCTTTTTTTGCTCAAGTTTTTCCTCTTGACAGGCCGATAATAGTAGTGTACAATACGAGGAACCTAAAGGAGAAAAAAGATGCTGTTTACGCCATATGCTTTGACAAATCGGACAACGCGAACGATCACGACTGTGGACGGTGTGGATATGATTGAGTTCAGTGGGCTGTCCACTGGAGGTCGTGAGTTTTCCATCACTACTCGACTTGACGATGCCCAGCGTTGGGTCAACGGAGAGTTGATTCAAGTTGCTTTTCCGTATCTCAATGCTGATGATCGTGAGATTCTCAAAACGGGAATTGATGCTCAGGAGTGGGAAACGATGTTCGCAGGAACACAAGAGGAGGATGAATGAGTACCGATACCTACATGGTAATGAAGGGTAGCAAGATTGTTGGGTATGTTCAAGCGTACAGTACCTATCATGCTTTGCGTCAGGCTGAGAAACTTTATGGAAATAATTTGCTCATTGAGCGAATCTCTAAAGTTTGTCCTGCCTAATCCTACGGATTTGGGCTGTGTGGGTATAGTCAGCCAGAACATGGGGTCCTTGACAATAGAGAATAGATAAGGTATACTTGGAGTAAGGAGAAAATTATGCTGTCGAATGAAGAAAAAGCTTTGATTGCTGATAGTGTGGCTAGTTTTGCTATGAAGATGATCTTACAGACTGTAAATCATGACCCAAAGGTTATGACTGAGGAACTGGATAAGTTTCAAGCTTTTATTTGTGGCGCTCTTGAGGCTGCTATTCGTGATGGTAGGCGTGAAGCACTAGTTACAACTCTTAACTAAGGATTATATCATGAAAGTTTGTCCCTGTGGGTCTGGCAAGAAAAGTTGGTGGGAAAGTGATGCTAGGGGAATTCCACTGGGTAAGGTTTGTTTGGAGTGTGTAGATAAAAAGTTGAGTAAGTATAGGCCGGAAGTGTTGACTAACTCAAACTACTGTGTTGATGAGCCTATTGAGGCCGAAGACTATTGATCGTAAGTCCTTATCCTTAAAGTACTTAGGGTAAGGCGGGGCGGCCGAATTTGACGTAAGTGCTTGTGTATCATAGGGTTACATCAACTCTAAAAAATTTTTGGAATTCCTATAGATAGCTCTTGACAAGTGACGATAATAGATGTAGAATACGAGAGTTGAAGCTGATCATTGACAATACAACGCGGGTTGCAAGGTTGCACTGAGCAACTCCCCAACAGCTTATCATGAGAGCTGGGAAGTTAAATAGGTGGTCAAGTTCATGGTTTATTCCAAAAGACGAATCCACCCATCCGCACAACATAAGCAGATGAGGGCCGCTGGCAGAATGATATCAAAGAAGCCACGGTTAAATGCAAGGCCGAGTATGGCATAACCCAATCTGCTTTACAATACAAAACTCGTGGGTCCATGCAACGGGACTAGATTGGGATAGCCTATTTCGATAAACACTGCGGCTGTAATGCAGCGTAGGGTTGCCAACGGGGCTATACGTTGGATAGAAGTACCAATCTATGAGGGTCGGCATCCTGACCACGTTTAATAAAATCACACGGATGAGAAGGAGAACCTTCCTTAACTATACGCGGCCAGATCGGCCTCGACGTTGCAGCGCCGTATAGCCGTGTGATACAATACAACCAGTAATCGTTCCTAAGAGCCAGACCAGAGCGGGTCTTATGTGCTAGCAATGCCCGCTTTGCAGGGAGGTTTCCGTGGACGGTTTCCACTAGTGTTTACCTGGCCCAAGGGTTAAAAATATCGGGTATTAGTGGAGTATAGAACCGGAGTCGTAAATGGTTCGCTGGTAAATACTTACGTCAAGTTGGGGCGGCCGGGTTTGCTCTAACTCCTTATCTCACAAAGCTTTACGTCAAAAAGAATCTTCTAAAGAAAACTCCATTGACAGGTCGATAATAGTAGTGTAGAATGGACTATATGATTACAGACAAGAAACAGCTGACGGAACTAGTTTGGCAAGAACTGCTGAACAAGTGTGCTAGTGATCCAAAAAAAGCCATACGGCTAGTGATGGTAAATAAGGCAGACGTTGAGTTTGCTTGTTCAGAAGTTTTTAAGAGAATCAAAGAAGCAAAGGAATAATCATGTTGAATGTCACACCGGAACTGATTGCTAAAGCAAAGAAGCTGGCCCATGATAACTATGAGAGTTGGGGTCAATATATTGTAGAGTGCTATGAAGATAGTGAGTTGGCCGAAAGCCTTGAAGATTTTACCAGCCTAGATGAATGGGTTGAAGTTAGAATCTCAATAGCAAATATATACGAAGAAAGAGAAGCTTTCTATGAGTAAGGATGAAGCGATCATTAAGGTTCTGAAAGTTTTAAAAAGTGCCATGATGGTGATGTGCAAACCTAATCGAGATGAGGCATTGACTTTAGCAGAAGAGTACGGTATAACTGCTAAAGATTTGATCGAAGTGTGGGAAAAGATGACATTGAGAATATAATGATCTACTTAAATATTAATGAGATTGAGCGTTTGGCCGAAATTGTGGCCGAACTGGTTAAGCTGGGTATGAGCGTTAATGCTGAACTGAAGTATGATCGGTGGCA